TTTTTTGCCACCCATGGATGCCAGCAGTAGTCTCTCTTCTTTAGTCTGTCCATGAATTCCAATTTTATTCTCTATTTGGACTTTACTGCCGATCTTACCACCCATAGAAGCCCATTGTTTTCTCTTTTGATTATCATCTGTGCATATACCAGATTTATTACTTTTTACTGTGTTTCCACCAAGTTTTCCACCAACTGAACATGCTATCTTGTGTGCTTCTGTAAAGTTGTTTCCTATCATATGGTAGGCACACAAATCTCTAATATCTCCAGTTTGCTCATATCGGTCTAAGTGTGCTTTTTTGTGTTCTTCTATAGTCAGTGCTACTAAATTATCAATGGAGTTTGTCCCACCAGCATGAACTGGTATTATATGATGGACTTCCATACCTTCTGCTAATTTAATACCGTGATGCTCTTCATACAATCGCCTACAATTGATTTCTCTGTTCATAGTCTTCCCCTTGGTTTGACACACTACTATTATATAGTGTTTTAATATTTTCAAGGGGTTCAAACGAAACAATTTCGTCACTTTCGGATAATTCACGCATAGTTTTCCAACCAGTTTTCGTCAACAATTTATGTTCTGACGAAAACTTATAAACATTACCATGTTCATCCTCAATCTCAAATACAGGAGACATACCCTTTACATATAGATTTGTTATCTTTCTCTGGTCGTTGTTTTGATCATATACAAACAAATCCACAGGTGGTTGTACCCACGATCCATCGGATAGAGTAGTTGGATCTTTTCCGCATAATTCAAAGATTTCACCAAAAGACATGACTCCATCAGATGTTTTTATTCTTGTATCTAATGTTCCACATCCTGAAGGTTTTACACAGGTGATTGCAGCAGCAGGATTTATACCAAGTTTTGCTGCCCAATCTTTATTTACCTTGACGGCTTCTGCCCTAAGATCTTCAAGAACAACCTTCAGAATCTTTTTATCTTTTGATGCCATCATTGGATTATCAAGAATACCAGTAAGAGAAACACCAAGTAGTGCTTCTTCTTGGCAGTTCCTCTTCCATGCTGATGAGAGATATGGAAAATATGTCAACGATGCTTGCCAAGTGCCAAGAATAGATGCGATACGAATCTTTCGTGCAATTGAATCTTGTGTGTCTTCTGGGCGCACAATTACTTCTGTGAGATTACAGAATTGTTTATCGCGTAGAATAATTTCTGAGTTATGAACTAAAACACCATTGGCGAAAAAGTTTTGATTTGGTGTTTGGATATCATAGGTATCTGTTTTGTCATTCAAATATTTGATTGACTTGACTTTTCCGCGAATTGTTTTTGTATTTGTTTCCATGCTTTCAGTTCCTTAATGTAATAACTTCCTTTTTCAATATATGGTTGTATATCAAAAATAATATTTAATTTTAAATTATTTTTTTCACAAACATAAATTGCTTTTTTTGATCTTTCTTCAACATTGTTGAAATAGTTACCTTTTATTTCCACTATTTCAATAAGATTATCATTTTCGTCATATATGAAAAAGTCTGGTCTATATGTTTTTTCACTTGCAGTATATGTTTTTACTTCAGTCTTCCACTTTATATTATTTTTGTCTAACCATTTAGCATAGATGTACTCAAGTGAACTCCTCAACCATATTTTCTCATTGTTTTTATTTAAATACCAACCTTGAATAGATTTTAATTGTTTTTTAGCTTGTTCTGGTCTTTTCTCAATCCAATTATAAAAATTACTTTTACTGCCCTTTGCGTTTTCACTTCTTTTTTTACGCAATTCATCTGTTACAATGTTTGTGCCTTTTCTTGGATTGATTTTAATCCAATTTATAAGAAAAGATCTACATTCCATATAAGTTAAATTTAATTCTTTTGCTATTGTCTTATATCCATTACCAGATTCATAATATGAAATAATTTCATTCAAAACTGAATCTGGTAATGGATTTATAAGACTCCAATTATATCTTTCGCTTGGTTGGCGTTTTTGATTTACCGTTCCATTTTTTGAAAGTAAATCAAATCTCCATTTCTTTATTGTCTGAACTGTATTGTCCGTTAACATATAATGGCTCCTTGGAATAAATCCCTGCTCCATATTTATAGTTTTCGGAAATTACAATAATATCATCTTCTGTGATATTCACCGCATCAACATATCCTCTATTTTCTGTCCAAACTTGATGATCTGGTGTCAGCCGAATAATAGTCTTTGTATCATTATCACCAATTATTTCTAATTCTACAATTTCAGCATTTGGTCTGGTCATATCCCCGCTAATAATCTCTGTATATTCAATATTATCAGTTTCATGATTGTATGACAAAACCATAAAACCGTTTGGATCCGCGACTATTTGTGAAATAGGAACCTGTCCTAGATGTGTATCAATCAAAGTATCGCCATGAAGACAACAAGGATTCGTTCCCCAATCATGATTAGGATCACGACGATCACCTAACTTTGCAACTGTCTTCTTTGCCGCTTCTCTATTGAAGATACCTCTTTCACCACTCTTTGATTTATAGAGAGATACCCATTCTTCCATGAAAGTTCCAATTTCTGGCTTCTCCTTGTAGGCAACTGAATTGTTTGCCAAGGCACGTTGAGGGTTTTGCTCCCACCAAGCACCGCTCTTAGCATCTCGCATTCGTTCGTCCGTGAGATTGGACAAAGAAATAAGCGCAGAGCGTCTAACGCCTCCGACAACAACAATTTCTGCGATCTTGCAAACAATATCGTGACATTCGATGGAAGTAAGTTTTCTTCCTGCCGCTCTCTTAAAAGTATCAGTGGTGAAGTGAAAGAGATCAACGAGAGGTCTTGGCCCCGAAGCTCGACCACCAAAGGTTTTGAGTCTTGCACCAGCAAGGCGTACCTTAGACACATCCCACTTTGGGATCTGACCTCCAACAAGTAGGGATACGAGTTCCCGATATGCTTTAGCCCAACCAGCCTTGCTATCCTGTACAATAATAGTGGTGTCTGAATTAGTGAAGTGTTCAGCCACCGTAGGAAGTTTTTCCACATACTGTCTCTCCACGCTAAAACCAACACCAGTACCACACATTAGAATGTATAGAATTTCATCAAACGCACGAATATTATTTACTGAGACATAGGAGCAGTTATATCCTGCCACATTATCACGTTCTAAAGCCTCACCAGCCGTCATGAGTGCTCTCATGGAAGGCATGACTTCTAGATTTAATACTGCTGATTCCAGTTCTGAACGAAGTTCTGGGCTTAGTTTATAACTTTGATTTTGCTTTAAATGATTCTCAAAGAAATCAAAATAACGCTTTACTGTCTCTGGCCAATCTTCACGACGATTTTCTGATTCAATCCAACGCGAATATCGACTCTTATAGATAAATTCCTGATACAGACTCGGTAAATTATTCATACAACTCCTTTAAAGTGCTTTTTATTTAGATGTTTCTGTTAGAGTTTTCCATGACACTGGAAATAGTGGCTCAATTATTTCACCAATAGCCTTGGCATATTGTTGAACTTCCCATTGAGCATGAGCATCAATTCTTTGGGCATATACACGCGCATATGAGGCCAACGAGCCAGTCCACCACCATTCGGTGTACATTGACTGTGGAAGGGCTGCACGGGCCTGTTCTGGGGCTGCTCCGTGGTCCAATAATTCATTGTAGAGTTCTAGCGCATCATCACAAAATGATTCAAATTTGGCAGTAAGATGACTTGGACTTACCATGAATCCTGAACTACCCTGCTTTGCCCCATCGGTTGGGGCTTTTCTCCACATGGGAATATAAAATTCTGGATTATAGGTAACATAGCGTCTGGATACTTCATTCATTACCAGACCAATCTGATGTTTTCCCAATTGAGCACGAACAAAAATAGGTGCTTTAATCCTAAATGTAATCTGTGGATGTGCAAATGGAGTCCAGTGATTGTGTTTTGCAAGATATTTGATAAGTTTTACATCTTTTTCAGGGAGTTTTCCAACTGCGAAATGAGAATCTGCATAATCCCATGAACTTTCTTTATTGAAAGAAACTCTTGCGGCATTTACAACAGTTAGGTCAGTTCCCATATGCTCAACATATTCAATATGACCATAATCTAAAACATCAATCTTTTTCTTCATCTTTTTTATCTTCCTCTTCATCTATTTCATCTATAGAGTAATGTAACATTATACCAGGAACATCTTCTTCTGTAAAGGTTTTTGCATAATCTACAGCTTTTTTAAATAACTCCGCATCTGATTCTCTTACATATTGTGCAAAATGAGAATTGAAAACCATTACGGTATCAAGTAATTTTTGCAACATATAGATTTGATCTTCATCTGGTAAATTTTCGTCATCATCACGATCAAAAAAGTCATCATTTATGTCGTTGTCTTTTTCCATTTTGTTAACACCAATTTAGCCCTTAAATCTGTATATGTGTTCTGGTCTATTAA